ACAAAGCCAAAAACGGTAGATACCGAAAAGCGTAACCCATCGTTGGCCAAGGCCGTCGAGGTTTTTAAGGGTTATCGTGAAATGGGAGTAACCCGCGATCAAGTAATTTTTCACGCCAAAAAGGATTACGACACAATTGATGGTAAACCCGTTACCCACAAGTTAATCAAAGAAATTTTTGTCATGGCGGGGAAATAACCTATATTTGCATAAAACATAAGCTATGAACATATACGACATAAAGAAAACAGGCCCTAGGTTCAAGACCGGCGACCTTACCAACCTCGATATACAGATGTGGGGATCAGACAACCATTACCCCCATCTGTGCCTCGGGCTTCTTAGCGCGTCGGTTGTTGGCAAGGAATGCGCGGAGCGTTACTCCAAGTTCTTGATGGGCTTTGGCTTCGCGGACATAGGTCTTGCCTCGATGGTAGTCAACCGACGTAACCAGCGTGCCAATGCAGTCTTAAGATCCGCCGCCGACGATCTGGCCAACCTTCACGGGTTCGCCCTCCACTTCAATTACAACGCCGCGGGGCAAAAAACAACTATGACTCCGGTGCCATTTGAAAATTGCCGATTAGGCATTGAGGACGATTGGGGCGCGGTGCAGTATATAGCTGTACACCCCGATTGGGCAATGACGAGCGGAAAGAAGAAGATCAAGGCACCGAATAAGAATACAATCGACTACATAGATGTGTACAACCCAGATCCGGAGGTCGTACTGGCTCAAATCGAACGGGCCGGGGGTATCGAGAATTATAAAGGTCAAATCCTTTGGGTTAGTAGGGCAGGTGGGTACAACTACCCGACGGTTAAATACGATGCCGCCTCAACCGACCTCAGCACCGACGAGGGTTTAGCCAATGTTCGATATCGTAATGTTCGTAATAACTTCTTTCCGGCCGGTATGCTTGTAACGGTCAGCCCTACGAAGATCGAGGGAGACAGCGAGGATACGGACGACGAGGACGGTTTTGATCCAGAGAAGTTCAAGGCCTTCCAAGGTGACGAGAACGTAGCTAAGATGGTATCTATTGAAGTGTCTAATATCGCCGATGCCCCTCAGTTCGTTGAGTTCCCGACCAAGAATTATGATAAGGACTTTACAGTTACTTCGCAATCGACAACTGAAACGATTTACAGCGCATTCGGGCAGGAGGCATTCTACCGACTCAAATCCGGATCGTTAGGCTTTTCACAGGACATCATTTCGGACACTTACAACATGTACTCGGAGTACACCACATTTGAACGCGACATGTTGGCTGAAACCTTTACCGAAGCGTTCAGAGGTTTTGCAGGCGCTCCGGTAATTTCCGAAGCAGTAATTAACCCGTTAAGATACAATCCAGCATGATACTTAACAAGTACAACAAACAGATAATCAGTCCGGCACAGGCCAAATGCGGTGCCAGGGCCGTATCGGCCCAACTGGACGACCGGAAGTTATCCGCGTATATCGAGGAGGCCACGAAGTTCGACGTCACGCCGGTATTAACCTATAAGTTAGTGGGCGACTTGCTGGCGTATATTAACGATGATCCGGCAGTACGCCCCGCCAACCCTTTATTTGATAAGCTATTGGACGGTGGCGAGTTTACAGCCAAGTGCGGTGAGTACCGGAGCTTCGCAGGGTTGGAAACCTGCCTGTGTTATTATGTATATGCCTATAACGCCAAGTTCGGCAGCGTATCACATACACGGTTCGGGTCAAGGGAAAAGAACGACGACTACTCGGTAAGCGCGGTGGCTAAACGCGAATGGCGCGAAGAGTATGAGAGCGCGTTCAAGGCCGCCGAAGTATTACTTAACGAGTGCGTAAGCTACTTACAGGCGGAAGGTACGGAGTATTTCAGTTCGTGCAAACCTCCCAGACGGGTAAAGCACCATGGCACAACCATTAAAGTAGTGGGGGACTAATTATGGTACAACGAGCCTTAAGGTCTTTTACAAGCATGTTTTCAGACGTATATAACTTTTTCGCTGGTTGGCTGGGTTCCTTAGTGGTTTATTTCCTCCCTGTGTTCGACATCCTTCGGATGCTGGTTTTCTTTTTCGTTATCGACTGTATTGTCGGTTATTGGAAGGCAAGGAAGATAGATAAAAAGCCATTTGAGGGCCGGATCGTCTGGGATAAGACAATTACCCGCCTAGCGTTATCAACTGTTATAATCCTGTGCGCATTCTCCTGGGATAACATCTATTCGCAGGATGTTATTAAGGTGCACATGATAATAGGCGGGTTTATTTCGGGCGTTGTACTTTTATCCATCGTGCAAAACGGGTACGAGATAAGCAGGTGGAGCGTGCTCAACCGATTGGCCAAGCACCTGGATAAGAAGATCGAAAATGATTTAACTAACGGCCTCGGAGGGGCGGATAAAGTAGATAACTAATGGCAAATGTTAATAAATTAGCCCCCTTTATCCTAAAATGGGAGGGGGGCTTTGTGGATCATAAAAATGATAAAGGTGGAGCGACCAACATGGGCGTTACAATTGCGACGTGGAGGCAAGTCGGGTACGATAAGGACGGCGACGGCGATATAGACGTTAATGACTTAAAGTTACTCACCAAAGAGGACGTGATTAACAAGGTGCTAAAGCCCCATTACCGGGATAGGTGGAAGGCCGACCAGATCACAAGCCAACCGCTCGCGAACATTTTAGTTGACTGGGTGTGGGGCTCAGGTAAATGGGGGGTGATAATCCCGCAACGGCTGTTAGGTGTTACGCCGGACGGGGTAGTCGGCCAACAGACCATTACGGCCCTTAACAAGCAGGATCCGGCGGCCTTCTTTGCTAAGGTAAAGACCGAACGGGTGGCTTTCCTGGAGGGCATTGTGCAGCGAGATCCGTCGCAGCGGGTTTTTCTACGCGGGTGGCTTAATCGGTTAAACGACTTAAAATATACGGTATGAGAGCAATTATATTTATACTTCTGTGCCTTATATGCCTGTCCGGATGCCGGACGAGCAGAGAGGCTTACAAGGAGGTGCCTGTACCCGTTAAGGAGTACGTCTATAAGGACCGGGACGTTCTCCGAGTTGATACCGTGTTGCAGAAGGATTCGGTGTATGTTAGACTAAAAGGCGATACGCTGCTAATCGAAAAGTTCCGAACGGTCTATAAGGTGCAGAAGGACAGCATACACCAGCGGGACACAGTTTACATCGAAAAGCCGGTTACTATTAAAGAAAAAGAAGTAGTGACGAAAGAAAGCCTAATACCGTTCTGGCTATACCTAACAATCGGGGGCCTCATAGGCATATTAATTTACAGAAAATTCTAAAATGTGTTTTACAACATACGAAATTATTTGGCGGGGCACTTGTTCCGCCTTATCTTTGTGATATAGAAATTTAAACACTTTAATACTTATTGAATTATGAAAGCAACAGTTAGATTCACAGTTAAGAACGAAGCGGCTAGGAGTAAAGCATACGACACAGTAGTTACCATCGTAACACATAACAGATCAATAGCGGACAGGGTAGCCGAGATAAAGGCTATCGGCGCAGATACCGAAACGGTTGTATGTGGTAATGGCGGGGTTAAACAGATCGTCATTAAAGGTAACGAGGTATTTGTTCAGATCGCCGCGGGAGTTGGTAGATATAACTACGCAGAAGCCGTTAAGATTGGTACTATAATAAGAGATCACTTTGTACAGGATCTAGTTTGGGGTTAATCAAATTATAATAATCAGGCGGGTAACCAATCCCGCCACAATTTTTAAAAGCAATATGGCGAAAAAGAAAACAGTAAAAATCAAAAAATCCGAAGTGCCGGAAAAGTTCAGCGAGTATGTACTATCGGGATGCTTATCCCGCGATTTAGATCCGTATCTGGACGCACAGCTAGCCGAGAAGCTGGTCGAGGATCTGATGGAGTTCGAAGAAGGGAAATACATAGGCGAAGCCATAAATACGAAGTTCGTTATAAATTGGGCCGACGAAGCCGGGGAGCTGGACGATCTAATAGAAAAAGGTGCTGAGGAGCTAGGACTTAAAGTGGTAGAAGATAGATTACCCGAAAATAAAGATCTGATTAAGGTACTTCGGGAAATGCTTGATTTGCCCGACTGGGCCACGAAGGCCGACATACTACGTGAGTTAGACGACAGAATGTTTTAATTAAATTAATATAAATAGTTATGGACAAAGCAAAACTTTACAAGGCCCTATTCGCATGCTGCGATAAGGAAAAGAACTCAATCCGCCCTATACTTAAGGGCGTCAACCATCAATTAGTAGGCGATCAGTGGGTATTAGGCGCATGCGATGGCTATGTGGCCGTACAGGCTTACCTGCCATCCGGCGAACTGCCGGAAGATCTTAATGGTAAGGTACGCGACGAGCAGGGACAAGACTTGGATGGTAGATTCCCAAGCATCCCCTCGGTTATGCCAAAGGGTACTCCATTTCGTAAGACCGAGTTTTCGATTTCAGAGCTGAAAATGTTAACTAATGCTCTGATTAAAGAACCCAATGGCGTGGATTCAAAGCGGACGAATAACCGTAAAAAGCTGGTAAACCGTTTAATGATTGAAGGCGCATGTTTGAACGCAAGTTTTCTGAAAATGGGATTAGGTGTTATGGAGTTGTACGGCGATAATGTTATTATAGAGACCTTCCGTAAGACCGATCCGAAAGTGTGTAGATGGGGGAAAGAAGATACTACCCCGGACACATATACTTACTACACGATGCTGGTAATGTCAGGAACAGAAACCCGATGCCTCATAATGCCCGCGACGCCATGGGAGCCTGAGGACGGCGAAAAAGTCGATTACACAATCGACGAGGCGCGCGAACTACTTACTAAGCAAAAAGTTAAGAAAACCGAAAAACCGAAGGCGTGGTATGAGTAACAAGAACGCGAAGGTCTATACCATAGACGACTACCCGCACCTCGTTAAGTCGGGTTTGGCAAGTAAAATACGAATAGCCCGGATTCGCGCCGGGCTATCGAAGCAAGACGTATATCGACGCGCTGGCGTACACCGAACAGCGCTGGATCATGTGGAGCAGGCTGGCAGCTATAACATTGACAGCCTGTTGAAGATAGCTTTAGTTTTAGGAATACATTTAAAATTTTAATACTAAACATAGTTGAACATTATGAATCTTATGAATCTTTTTAAAAAGAACGGCCCAGAATTTGTGTCTGTAATAATAGATGGTAAAGCTTACGATTACCCTAAAGACATGCCTATACCTAGGATTGGAGAAACAGTATCTATTTACGGATCTAAATTCGGTATAGTTACAAGAGTATTGCACCAAGTAGAAGATAGCACATTTAAAATGATAACTATATCAACGCAAATAGAATAGGTTAAAAACTAAACAAAGTAGTGTTGTACAACATACAAACTTATTTGGAAATACGCCGGAAAAGTAATTAACTTTGCAAAAACAATTAAAATTTAGTCACATGTTTGCTAAAATTCTCTATTTCATCGTAAGCCTTATATTATGCCTAGGCGAACCGACGTTCGAGGACATATCGGCTATAATAGTCTACGAGGCATTTGCACTCACGAATCTTATTGCATCAACAGTTATAATTTTAAAAAGTAAAAAGTCATGGAAGTAATCGTTAAGATTGAGTTTGGCGAATCGGTTAAGAACCTTTTTGCAGAATTATTTAAATTAGTTGGCCAGCAACCGGCCGTAATGGTTAGCAACCTGCCCATGTCAGATGGCGCGATAACCGGACAAATCAAAGCCGAAGAAGCCCCGAAGGCGGAAGAGCAACCAGCCAAGCAGCCCGCAACCCGGACGCGTGCTAAGGCATCGACCAAACCTGCTCCGGAGCCCGTAGCCGAACAGCCAGTAGCAGAACAGGAGAACATCCCGGAATTGCCAGAGGACGAACAGGAATTAAGTGATCCGGAACCGGCGGCAGATGGCCCGTTCGTGCCACGTGACAAGGAAGGCAATGAGCTTGACCACAAGAAGATCCAAGTCATTGCTATGCAGAAGGGGTTACCAGCGTTCAAGGCGGCACTTGAAATGGCAACAGGCGGAACGGTTAAGGCCCTACGAGATTTGGAAGGGGAGAACATGCAGAGAGTTTACAATTTTTTAATGCAGCAACCCAATGCCAAGTAACAGCATCAACCATGCAGACCGGACGCACTCGTTACTGAGTGCCTCCGGATCACATCGCTGGCTGGCCTGTCCACCTTCCGCCCGATTGGCTGAACACTTCGAGAGTACCTCGAGCGAGGCAGCCAGAGAAGGCACAGCGGCGCACGAGCTTATGGAGGCCCGCCTCAACCTGGCTTTAGACCTTATCCCAGCCAAAGAGGCGCACAAGCAGATTGCTAAGGCTGAGGCATCGGAGTACTTCAACGGCGAAATGGACGAACACATCGATTACGTGGTAAGCGAAATGACCGAGTATGTGCAACAACTAAAAGCCGTATACGGCGATAAGGCTGTTACTGTCTATCTTGAGACGCAATTCGACCTATCCGACTATGTACCGGACTGCGACAAGGTAACCGGGGATATAACCATCTTGTATCCTGGAACCATAGAAATACGCGACTTGAAATATGGTCGGGGTGTACAGGTGTTCGCGAAGGATAATCCCCAATTGCTTATGTACGCGTTAGGCGCGCTGTTGAAATACGGCAAGGGCCTCGAGATAGAGAACGTAAAGACATCGATTATCCAGCCGCGTCTGTATCATTACGACAGCCATACAATCGACTCGGTAACCTTCTTTGATTGGGTTAATACCGTACTTGTACCTGGTGCCGAACTGGCGGATAAAGGCGGAGGCGAATTGAGAGCAGGTGAACACTGCAAGTTCTGTCCAGCCAAGGCCGTATGCAGCGAAATGATCCGGACCGTCAAGGACGCGGCCAGACGGGCAGCGGAGTCTAAGGAACTAATCGACAAGCTGGAGGCGGGGGCTTTGGTCAGTATTGCCGAAATGCTGGATCTGGAGGCTATGATAACCGACTATTATAAAGCCGCGAAGGAGTTTGCCCTCCAACAAGCCAAGGAGGGCGTAGCCATACCGGGATATAAGCTGGTACGCGGACAGACCAAGAGACGAATAGTTGACCCGGAGGGGTTGGTTATGGCCCTGCAACTGGAAGGGCATGAGGAGAACGACCTGTATGTTAGGTCGCTTAAGTCACTTACGGAGCTGGAGAAAACAGTAGGTAAGCGGGAGTTCGCCAAGGTGGCCGAGGGCTTCGTGGAAAAACCCGAAGGGGAGTTGAAGCTGGTTAAGGAGTCGGAAAAAGGCGAAGCAGTCAACCCGGTTTCGGAGCTACTAAAAGAATTTGAGTAATTATGTTTTACAACATACAAATTAATTTGCATAATGTAGGGTGAAAGCCTTACATTTGCTAAAAATTAAAAAGTTATGAGCAATCTATTTATTTTCAAAATCGGGGAAAGTGTCGAAGCGATACCCTGGAGTCAAATCAAGTTCTTTGGAGAGCATTTTTCCGACCCGGATAAACTGGTTATCCTTACGTTATCCGGCGATAAGTATACAATACCGACGGGTTCGACGAAGGAGAATCCCCAAAACGAAAGGCCTTCAAAAGATTGGATGTGGTGCGAGACGATCAAAGGAAAGTTTTTCCACGTACGTAAATCCCAAGTAAGTTATATAGGCACAACGGGCACCCGTACATTAATCGCCACGCGGGATAAAAGCCGTTATCGGGTATCTAACACGATTGAAGACTTAATCTTCCAGATGGAAGAGGAACAAGAATAATAATGTAAAACAGTTTAACAAGTAAAAATTATGGCAAAGCAAGAAGGAAGTAGAGTAGTAACTAACGAAGTACGTTTAAGTTATGTGTTTTTGAACAAACCGCAGGTAGACGCGGCAGGTAAAGAGAGTTATTCGGTGTGTGTTATGCTGCCGAAGTTGGACAAAGAGACGGCCGCCGCGATACGCGCCGCGTATAAAGTGGCGTATGCCGATGCAGTCGTTAAGACATGGGGCGGTAAGAAAGCCGAAGTTAAGGACCCATTACGTGACGGAGACGTGGTTAAAGCGGGGCAAGAGGAGTTCAAAGGTATGTGGTTTTTCAACGCGAAAACCTTTAAAAAACCTACCGTCATAGATCTTAAGACAAGGGCGGTGGCCAACGAGGATGAGATCTATTCCGGTATGTGGGCCAAGCTGTCCCTTAACTTGTACGGGTATAACAACAAGGAGTCTAAGGCCATTGGTGTAACGTACAGTCTTAACGGGGTGCTTAAGACTAAGGACGATACCGATTTAGCCGGAGGCGGTGGAAACGCCTTTGCGGACTTCGCGGACGACCTGGGCAGCGAGGACGACATTCTAAACTTCGAAATGTAATTAAAGCTATGGGAAAGAGTAAGCAGGATTCAAGGTTATGGAGGGCCTTCAAGGCGGCGGACGAACAGGCGGAAATGATTAAGCGGATGGATGATGTGGAGTTGACCGTGTTCCTGCAGAGGCTTTTCCGGACTGATAAGGTACAGGACGAGTTAATCGTCGAAATCTGTAATCGATTAGGTTTATAACCGAAAAGGCGGGGCGCAAACCTCGCCTTTTCTTTAATTAACTATTATGGTAAGTGATAAATTATTACAATATGCTAAAGAGTTACTAGACTGTCGGGCGATCCTCTCGTTAGATGTAGAGACGTACAGCAGCGTTGACATAAGTAAGGCGGGTATGTACCGATATACTGAGTCACCGGACTTCGAGATCCTTTTACTAGCCTATTCTTATGACTTCGGGCCGACTAAGGTAATCGACCTAACACGTGAGATCATGCCTTCCGGGCTGATAGCCGACATACTCGATCCGTCTGTATGCAAGACCGCTTTTAATGCCGCGTTCGAGATAGCTTGTTTCAACCGGCATTTTACGAGTATTGGGCTTTCTACCGTCGTGGCCTCTGCTAATTGGTTCTGCACGATGGTTCGTGCCGGATCTCTCGGATTGCCTATGAGCCTGGACGGCGTTTCGGGGGTACTAAAGTTAAAAAACGCGAAGTTGAAAACGGGTAAGGACTTAATTCGCTTGTTCTGTGTTCCGCAGAAGGCAACAAAGAAATTACCGGAACGGCGTATACGTCCGGAGGACGAACCTGCCAAATGGGCGCAATTTATAGAATACAACCGAATGGACGTAGAGGCCGAGAAGGAAGTACTCCTCTGGTCGTTACGTTATCCACTCCATAAGCCGGAGCGGGAGTTGTGGTATATAGACCAGCGTATTAACAGCCGGGGCATTAAGGTAGACTTGGAGTTTGTCCGGAATGCCGATAAGATAGCTGGCGAATACAAGGAGCATGTAATCGCCGAAATGGCGAAACTGACAGGGCTGGCCAACCCGAACAGCGGGGTACAGTTATGTGATTGGTTAGGTACAGACTCGGTAACTAAAGAGTCAGTACTTGATTTACTTAAGACCGAAAAGGACCCGATCCGGCGCAGGGTGCTAAGGCTGAGGCAGGATGCTAACAAGACGTCGACCGCTAAGTACAGCCGTATGCTTATGAGCGTTAACTCCGATCAGCGCATCCGGGGCCTGTTCCAATTTGGCGGGGCGGCCCGCACGGGCAGATGGGCCGGAAGACTGGTACAGTTACAGAACCTGCCGCAGAACCATCTGGAGGATCCGGAGGGGGTTGTGGACGTACTCGACCAGGCAAGGCAGATAGCCAAGACAGGTACGACTGACGAAGCGGAGTTGATGTTTACCAACGTATCGGACACCCTCAGCCAATTGATTCGCACCTCCTTCGTACCCGAAGATGGTAAGTTTTTCGCCGTCTCCGACTTTTCGGCTATCGAGGCCCGGGTGCTGGCATGGGTGGCGGGGGAACAATGGCGGTTGGACGTGTTCCGTACGCATGGTAAGATTTACGAGGCCTCAGCTTCGGCCATGTTCCACGTACCTCTCGAACAGGTGGATAAGGATCTAAGGCAGAAGGGTAAGGTGGCCGAATTGGCATTAGGGTACCAAGGAGGGGCCAATGCCCTTATAACTATGGGGGCACTAAAGAAAGGGCTTACAGAGGAGGAACTCCCTCCGATCGTAAAGGCGTGGAGGACAGCCAGCCCCGCGATACAGAATTTCTGGTGGGCTGTCAACCGGGCGGCAATAGACTGTGTCAAGTATCGTAAATCTGTAAGGGTTAACGAGTATATCTATTTCCAATGGATTAACGGAGCTATGTTTATTAATCTCCCGTCCGGTCGTAAGCTGTGCTATCTGGGGGCTAAGTTGACCGAAAACCGATTCGGCGGTGAGTCTGTGGCCTTCTTCGGCATGAATGACAAAAACAAGTTCGGTGAGATCGAAACATACGGCGGCAAGTTGACGGAAAACATCGTACAGGCAATTGCCCGCGACTGTTTAGCTGTTACAATGCTTAAATCCGAAGCGGCCGGAATACCGATAGTGCTGCACGTACACGACGAGGTTATAGCCGAGACGGACGATGCCGGAGTACTAGACCGGCTATATCGCATAATGGCCGAACCGATCGAATGGGCCCCGGGCCTTCCGCTTAAGGGTGCCGGCTTCATAGCAGGGTACTATAAAAAAGATTGAAAACCTGTTGTACAACATACGAAAAATTATTGACAGATTGGAATAAAGCTGTATTTTTGTGGTATAGAAATTTAAACACTTTAATATTAAGAATTATGACAACTTTAGAGAGCAAAATGGAAGCCTACAACGAAGCAGTAGCTATATGCGATAGGCATTTCAACTATACTGGTGATAAAAGAAAGTTAGCATATAAGAGGTTAGACCGGGCGGTGGTAGAAGTCTACTTACAGAGAATGAACAACTTAGGAAAACAGCTAGGATTACCAACGTATCAAGAAAGGTTTTATTAAGTATGGCACAATTAGACCTATTAGGCTATCCGGCAATAGCCGTTAACCACTACGACAGAAAAGCCGCTCCGGTCGCCGGCTCAATCGAGCAGGCCGCCGATATGGCGGCGGAGCGTTTCGGAAACGAAGCGATTATAACGGGCTGGTGTTACGACGTTCTAGCCTTTACTAGCGAAATAGACGAGGATATTTATTACATAAAAATTGAATAGTTATGGCAAAGAAAAAGGAGACCCAAGAGCCTGTATTTTATTACCAAAGAAAGCTACACACCGTAGCGGAGTGCCGGAATTTACTTGCACATTTTTCGTTAAAACTGATATCATACAAGAACATGCTTAAAGGGCCGAAAGGCCCTGGATTTAAAACATTAGAGGAGGATATAACACATAGGGTAGAAAAGTTAGAAAGGCTGCGCTCAGACTTGGAGTCATTTTTGTTTAAATATGACAGGCAAATAGCTGAGTCAAAGGCCAATAAGGCTGCAGAACCAACACCTCAACCAGACCGGGTAAACCGCCCATCGCATTACACAAGCCACCCGTCCGGTGTTGAGTGCATAACAATAACCGAGCATTACGATTTTTGCGTCGGGAACGCGATTAAATACCTTTGGCGGTGCGGCTTGAAAGTTGAGGAGGGTATGACTCCGAAGGACAAAGAGGTCGAAGATTTAAAGAAGGCAATTTATTATATTAACAGAAAACTTAATAATTTACAGAAATGAAACACGTAATCGAAGTGCCTGCGGGGCACACAGTACAAATCAGTAGACGCGGTAATCGCGTAACGGTGGAAAGCGCAGAGAGTAACGACCAGCTAAGCCCTGTAGGTGGGTGGCTTTTGGCTGGTTCCTCTGCGAAGGAGGTGGAAATTATTAATACGCTCCCAATACCGAAGGTGTACGAACCGGGTATAGTGGTTGTGTGGTCTTATCGAAAGCCTTACACGAGTAATGAAAGCATCAAGACATTTTTGGCTTTTGGGCCGGACAACGCCCCATCCGTTAGACTTAATTCAGAGCGCAAACTGGATGTAAACCCTAAATTATCCGAACAGCCTCAAAACTATGCACGACAAGCAACACCCGCCGAACGCGAGGAGTTTTTAACTAACCTCCGCGACTGGTATGCGTTAACAATTACCGAAACCGGAGAGCTTGTCAACTGGCGGGCGAAACAGTCTAGCCAGTATTATTATATCGACACCGAAGGTCGGGTATCTGGAGTCCCCGAGTACTTTGATGTTACCGATAGTTTAGGTTATAAACTGGGTAATTACTTTCCAGAAGGCTTCCTAACCGACGAACGGTTAACAGAGTACAAAGCCACCGTGCAGAAACTGTTTAACAAGTGGAGGGGTTTATGCAGCGAGTAAATGAACTCCTGTCCGCGTCGTACCTGCTCACCCAGTTGGCTTTGACCTATCTGGGCGATGCAGCCGACGAGGCCGCGAAGCAGGGCAAGGCCTTCCGCTTCGACCTAAAGCAGGAAGCCGTTAAGGCGGAACGTTCGCTCAACCGGATCCGGTCGGTATTGGCTAGTGGCATTCCGGAGCACAAGGCGAAGGAGTTCTTAAAGGATTATGAGGATCTGGAGAAGTTGGTATCAGCTTACCTAAATGTTAACAGGGATAAGTCAATAATTAAAGTATTACAAGACCTAACAACAAAGTTAATGGACGAAAATCTGGAAAATGAAGTAGACGCGGTCTTTGAAGGGATGTCCTTACCGGAAGCGATCAAAAAAGCTTCAAGTTACTATGTACCTACTGGAAAGAGGTCCGCTAAATTGGAGGAAATAGCAAAAGCAGAAGGGTACCAGACCGAGATTATAGGGGCCACGACGATAGCCCGCCTTGGAGGCTCATCGGTACCGTACACCGCATTTACCTTCGTGGTATCTAAGGACTCACGCCGTTTCGAGGCGTACCGCAACAAAACCGTAACCGGCTTCGTGGCCGGTCGGGTATCCGCCAATTTACGTAAAATTTTCATTAAAGAACTGTAGGATTATGGAGGACTTAACCATTATTGTATTTGTCGTGCTTTCATGTATTACTATTACCGCGCTGTTGGCTATTACATTTGCGGTGCTACTAGAAAAGCAGAAGAATGAAATAGCTCACCTAAAAGATGCTAATGTATGTTTTGTAGAAAAGATTTCGAGGTCTGAAAAATGGATGTCCGATATAGTTACGGCGGTTTCCAAAGACATTGGCAACCTGTCATTAACATTCGAGGACACAAGGCATAAATTCGAGAAGGGCTGGGAGCTGGCTGGTAAGATGGCCGCGGATATAGAGGACGACTTCGTAAAGGTTGATGACGAAAAGACGCGTAAGGAGTGGGACGAAGCGGCCGATAAGGCCACCGACCGAATTGTTAAGTACATAGCTGACACGATAGGCAACAAGGATATAGAACCGGAACGGGCGGAGTGGCTTATTAGACGATACGTGAGAACGGTTGTAGGAGAAATATCAAAATAAATTATAGCCTTGGGCGGCTTCATAAAACCCACCAACAATATGAGAACGTTAGACGAAAAAGCAGCTGAATACACAGCTCATTTATGTAACCAATCTGGAAGTTACACAAAGGGAGAGTTAGAAACAGCCTACGTTGTAGGTGCCATTGACAACGAACAATTAAGAATGGGTGAATTTGGCTCATTCGGACAGGCATTGAAATCCCTTAAATTCGGGTTCCTTGTTACCCGTAAAGGCTGGAATGGTAAAGGCATGTTTATTTTCATGCGCCCCGCAGATCAACTGCCTATTGAGTTTGTTGCCAAAGATATCAGGTCATTGCCACCAGCCGTAAAACAGTACTACGCCCAGGATCTGAGATACGAATCAGAAAAACCGGAAGAGGACACTGTTAAATTCACCGCATACCTGTGCATGAAAGCCGCCGACGGCACAATCGTAAACGGATGGCTCGCCTCTCAAACCGACATGCTGTCCGAGGACTGGATGATTTTTGAATTTTAGTGTTTTAAAACATACGTTTAAGTTTGGCGGATAGGTTTATTCGCCTTACTTTTACCCCACATTTAAATCGTATTAGTATGGATTCAGAAGAATTAATTAAAAGGGTATCAGCGTTTAACAACATCAGACGCGAAGCCGACTCACCTTACAGGCTGGGTGTGTACGTAAACCAAACGACCGCGCGGGCCTGTGACGTAAGTAATTACATTGAAGTCGAGTTGCTGGAAACACTTACGGAGTACACGGGCTATGTGGACGCGTCCGGTTGCCCGATTGAAGCCACAAAGGTAAAAGAACCCCCGTACCCGAAGTTTGATAAGATGGCTGAGCTATCCGGGCCGGTACCTATTGATCTATTCGAGGCAGCTATGCTGGCAGGTCAGTTCCAGACTCCGGAGTTCGCCGAGTACGCTGTGTTCAATTTGGGCAATGGTGTTATAAGGCTTAACGCCATACGGGCCTTTATCGAGGTGTGCCAGGTGTTCGATCCGATCACTAACTTCGACGATGTACTAATCGAAGAGTATATAACCCCGTTCGGCGGATATGCGCTGAGGCTGTCCGCCATATTTGCCGAAGGCTCGGTAATGGCCGCGATAAGCGGATCGTCTGTTGACTGTGAATTTCCGTACCTATACACGCTTACGGAGTTGCAGGATAAATTGAAGGAAGAACAGGAATTATTAACATTAATGTGATATGAACCTATTAGATAGACAATTACAGATATTCCGGGAAAGTCCGGAAGAGCATAGGTTAGCCGTATTGGTCGGACAAATAAAGCGAGTCCGCGCCTGTTATGCTAAGAGACTTAAGGCAAGCGAGTCCGCGCTTGCTAACAGTTGCGCCCGGAAAGGTATTAGGGGCGGACGGAACACTACACTAAACGCCAAGCTGGCACAAGCCTGTGAGGCATACGACAAGGAGCTATTAGTACTTAACGAATATACTAAGATGTTATGATAGTAACAGCATTAAATCCCTTTCAAGTCGCTGAGGCATCCAGGTTAATGG